ACTTATGTTAAGAGTATTGGTAAAAAAGGTGAAAATTGATGAATCAAATGTTACGCTATACTTTACTTCCAATTGTTATTTCATTGGCAGCGTGTAGTTCTGTACCAACAAGCAGTGGTGTGACTGTAAAGAACGATAGATTATTTACAAATGAAGTGAACTATCCTGATTGGTATACACAAGGACCAAAGAAAGATGATAAAGGAATCTATGCTGTTGGTTCTGAGTATTCAAAAGACTTTCAGTTTTCAGTAGACAAGGCGATGCTTTCTGCAAAACGTGAACTTGCTGCACAATTTTCTTCATATATGAGTGCAATGATGAAAGACTTTGCCTATGAATCGGGTATGACTGGTTCTGACGTAGCAAGGGCCGATTTAGAACGCACTACAAGAATGATTGTTGCGCGAGTAAATCTTATTGGTGTTCAACGTGTAAATTTAAAGACTGTACATGAAGAAAATGGCTATCGTACCTTTGTGCGATTACTATATACTGAAGATGCATCCAATCGAGTTTTGTTGAGTGAAATTCGTCGTAATCAAGTATTATACACTAAATTTCGTTCATCAAAAGCATTTCAAGAACTTGAACATGAAACTAATAAGATTGATCAACAAAAAGTTGAAGAAATAAAGGCTCTTACTCAACAATAAGGAGACTGATATGCCTAACTGGTGTAGTAATTCGTTTAGTGTTGAAGGTGATAAAGAAACCATTGACAGGTTTGAAGACTTCTTAAACGAGAACGACGGCAAAGATTGGTTCGATTTTTTTGCGCCAATTCCAGTTGAACTAGTAGAGGATGATTTGTATGAATGGAACATATCTAATTGGGGATGTAAGTGGAACTGTGATGCACAGGATTGGATACGCAAAGAAAATAAAATTTCATTCTGGTTTGATTCACCATGGGGACCGCCTACTGAACTTTACTATAAAATTGAACAAGCAGGATTGAAGGTTAACGCAGAGTACATGGAAGAAGGTATGCGATTTGTTGGTGAATTTGTGAATGGTTTCGATGAAACTTACGAGTATCAGAACATAAAAGACTTAGATAGTATTCCGGATCATCTTGTTGAAAATTGGAATTTGTACGATCAATTTGAATCATGGGAAAATGAGGAAGAACAATGAGATTCATTTTTGGACTTATCATGGGATTTTTTATTTGTACAATTGGAGTTGCCGAAATTATAAATGTTGTATCAAAAGGTGTACGAATTTTTGAACATGTATGGATGAATCCAAATCCGTATGGCATTCACCATACACAACCAAAACACTCAGAACAATTAGTAGAACCAGTTGAGACAAACAATGATAAAACAATTTGACTTGTTGGACAGCTGCAAAATTCTTTCAAAATTTGTCTTGAAATGACCGGATTCTAAGGCTTTAGGGCGGCTTTTACGGCTGACTGATAGTCTGACTCTCAACCACCTAGAAAACCGCCCAAAACCGCTCTAATTTTGTCGTTTTTTTGTAACTGTTGGGAAAACACAACAACTGTTGAAAAAATACAACATGGTTTGACATGAATTCTCATTGTGTTATACTAGAGTCTGAAATTGAGAAAACGGAGATAGATATGATTATGAAAACGGCTCTCGAAACTCTAAAAAATAACATTGTAGCTGACTACAAAAGTTGGCAAACACCTGTTGGTGACAAAACTTCCACCGAAGTGAAAGCTCTTATGCTTGATGAATTCATGAATGGTATTCGAATTATTGAAGGTAACAAATATATCAAAGTAGTGACCGGCTCTTCGGTTTGGGGGTTTATTGTAAAGATTGACAACGATAAAAAATTTCGTAAAGGCGATATTTTGAAAGCAGCTGGTTGGTCGTCTCCGGCGCGCAATGCGGCTCGTGGTAACATTCTTGACGGCGGATACACGATTAACTGGACCGGCCCTCTCTATCTCTAAGGAGTTTTTCTCATGGCTGAGACTATTACCTATAGTGTTTTAATGACTAACTTTGGTATGTTCAAAGGTACTTTTGACAACCTTGATGATGCAGTGACTCATGCAAAGGCCCTCGGATTTGAGTGTGCTATCTTCATGACTGCCCCCGGCAAAGATGCCGAACTTGTTCGAACCGTCAAACCTTATTAAAAATGAGAAAGGCATATGATTGTAGGTGAATTTATTTCCATTTATTTTTTATTGAATCAAATTAATTTATATCTTGATATTCTTAAGAAACATTTTTTAGAAGTAAAATAAGTGCTCTGTTTTAAAAATATTATAACAAATAAAAGTGAGAATGATTACGGCGGCACTTAATATAGTTTTTTCATGGGTGTCTTGGCAAGCTGCAACTCGTGCATTTGACGACAAACGTGTAAATCTTGGTTGGTTCATGATATTCATAAGTGCAATTAATTTTGCAGCAGCAATGGTATCATTAGGATTCTAATGAAATAAAAAAAAATTTTATTCGATGAACATTTTTTATCTCGATAAAAATCCAAAAATTTGTGCAGAAATGCATTGTGACAAACACGTTGTCAAAATGATTATTGAATATGCACAACTTATGTCTACTGCGCATCGAATATTAGACGGTATTCAAGACATTGAACCCCGTTACATTAGTGGCTCTTGGCCAATACGTTGGCGACACATTAAAATATGGAAACATCCAAATGAATATATGGACAAAGGCCTGATGCGCGCTTCACATATAAAACATCCATCAAATATATGGGTTCGTGCAAGTAAAGAAAACTATGAATGGTTATGTCAAATGTGGCTATGGTTAATGAAAGAATACACACATCGTTATGGCAAACATCATGCATGTGAAGCAAGAGTAGAATACTTGATGGACCCGCCAAAGAACATTTCAAATGTTTCTTTTACTGATCCAACACCTGCCATGCCTGAACATTGCAAAGTGAAAAACGATTCGCTTTCCTCTTATCACAAATACTATATACAAGAAAAGGTTCGCTTTGCTAAATGGACAGCGAGACAAATGCCCGCTTGGTATGACCAAGTAATTATAGATGCCGACGTACAATTTTCAACATAAAAAAACAGAAGAAATTATTGAAAAAATGATGAGTATCAGTGAAAAAGAAAAATTTCTTAAAGAACATCCTGAATATGAAACTGTAATTTTAACTGCACCAAGTTTAGGTGATCCAATTCGTTTAGGACTTCGTAAACCTGATTCAGGATTTAGAGAAGTTTTACAAAAAGCAAAATCAGCTCATTCTAAAAGCAGCATTAATACATTTTAAGAGGTGCACCGATTCATTGTAATAAGGATATCACATGGCGCGAAAAAGTGTTGCAAATACTGAGTTAGAATTAAATGTAAAACAACTTAAAGCAGTTAATAACTCACTTAAAATAAAATTGGATGATTTAAAAGCTTTTCAACCTTTAACAGATAATCAAAAAGTATTTTTCGATGCATACAAGCGAGGAGATTATTTTATAGCATTGCATGGTGTTGCAGGTACCGGTAAAACTTTTTGTGCTTTATATAAAGCATTAGAAGAGGTACTTGATAAAACAAATCCATTTGAAAAAATTATTATTGTTCGTTCAGCAGTACCCTCGCGAGAAGTAGGACACTTGCCTGGTGACCTTAATGAAAAAACAGAAATTTATCGTCAGCCATATCGTCAAATCTGTGAAACTCTTTTTGCTAGACGAGATGCATATGATAGATTGGAAGAGCAAGGCTTTGTGGAATTTATTTCCACATCGTTTATTCGTGGTATGAGTTTTGATGATGCAATTATTCTTGTAGACGAAATTCAGAATTTAAGTTATGAAGAAATTGATACAGTCATGACTCGCGTTGGTTATCGTTCTAAAATTATTTGGTGTGGTGACTATCGTCAGACGGACTTAAATAAAAAACGAAATGATATGAGTGGTATTTTAAAATTCTTTGACATTGCTCATCACATGGAATCATTTACAAGAATTGAATTTACTGTAGATGATATTGTTCGTTCATCTTTAGTAAAAGACTATATATTAGCAAAGATCAAATACGAGGACAATTTTGAAAAGATTAAATAAATGTTTATACATGAATTTGTCAAATTAACGCCACTACAAACTACAATAATAAATGGCAAACGATATTATCAAACACCTGAAGGCAATGTTTATCCTTCGGTTACTACAATTACATCTCTATACGGTAAAAAAAACATTCTTGAATGGCGTAAACGTGTAGGCGAAGAAGAAGCAAATAAAATTTCGTTCAAAGCTGCCAATCGTGGCACTAGAGTGCATAAACTTTGCGAAGATTATCTCAATAATGAATTATCATTTGAAGGTAAAATGCCTAATAGTATTGCATTGTTTAAACAAATACAACCTTTTATAGACAGGTATATTGGTAAGGTATATGGCATTGAATGCCCTTTGTATTCTCATCGTCTGCGCGTGGCGGGTAAGAGTGATTGTGTCGCGCAATTTGACGGCAAAAACGCAGTTATAGATTTTAAAACCGCAAACAAACCAAAACAAGAACATTGGATTCAAAACTACTTTATGCAATGTGCGGCATATGCTGTGGCATTTGAAGAACTAACTAACATAGTCATTTCTCGCATTGCAATTGTAATTGCAATTGAAGGTGACGATCCGCAACTTTTTGTAAAAAAGCGTGATGATTATGTTGATATGTTTATATTTTATAGGAAACAATATGATGAACAACTACTACTTGAATGAAAGACAAAAAGAAATTATGAGCATTACACAAGAAGAATGTGCAGAAGTAGTTCAAGCAATCAGTAAAATTTTTCGATTTGGCTTGGACGAAACATATGAAGGCAGAACAAATCGTGAAAGACTTGAAATGGAATTGGGTGATCTACAATGTATGATCACACTTTTGAAACAATACAATATTGTAAATGAATCTTCAGTTTTCAAAGCTGAACTTGCTAAACGTAGCAGACTAGAAAAGTGGTCAAACATCTTTACGGAAATTAAATAATGATCATTCTCTGTGATTACAACTATGTTGTGTGCTAAATAGTGTGTATAAAATGTAATCGATAGATAAGTAAGGAAATTTATAAAAATGGCATATTCTGATAAAGTAATTGATCATTACGAAAATCCTAGAAATGTTGGATCGTTTAATAAAGACGATGCCTCTGTAGGTACAGGTATGGTAGGTGCACCTGCTTGTGGTGATGTAATGAAATTACAGATAAAAGTCAACGATCAGGGCATTATTGAAGATGCAAGATTTAAAACCTACGGTTGTGGCAGTGCCATTGCCAGTTCAAGCCTTGTAACTGAATGGATTAAGGGTAAAACACTTGACCAAGCTATTAGCATAAAAAATACTCAAATTGCGAAAGAGTTAGCATTGCCGCCTGTAAAGATTCATTGTAGTATTCTTGCTGAAGATGCAATTAAGGCGGCAATTAGAAATTATCAATCAAAATGTGTTTGTAGTTAGGAATTAAATATGCTTATCGTAACTCAAGATGCACAGAAAAAAATTAAAGAAATTTTACTAGATGAACCAACTGCAAAATATGTAAGAGCATTTATTTCTGGTGGCGGATGTGCAGGATTTAACTATGGATTTACTATGGAAGAAAAAAAGAATGAAGACGATCTTATAATTGAAGATCTATTAGTAGATGCAATAAGTATGCAATATTTTGATGGAGCAACTATAGATTATAAAATAGACAAATTACACGGTTCACAATTTGTAATTTCAAATCCAAATGCAAAAACAACATGCGGATGTGGCAGTAGTTTTTCGGTTTAATGAATTGCTGTATGAAGCGAAGAGAAAAGTGTTCTGGACGGGGCTTCGAAGCCCCCATCTCCACCAAAAACAATCTGATCAGCACTGTGGAAAGGATTGTTTTTGATGGGGATGAAATGGTTTCGACAGAGCAAAAAGTAACGGAGTGGACAGCACGGCAGGCGATGACCGTAAATCAAGCAAAAGAAGTAAACGCAAATGATGAAAGATTTGCATTGGCAGCTTAACCGCTGACCGGAGTTTTGCTGATTGAACTTGGCAACAGAATCAATCAGCACTATTTTGGATAGTTGTAGTCGGCGGCAACACCCGTCAGGCATACCTGACTTTGGATTGTCTTATGATAGCGAACCAAAATATTTGTTTTTTTAATCTTAATCGTTAAAGGAAATTTTATGAAACATTTAATTACAACTATCATGACTCTTTTCGCAACTATCGCTTTTGCTGCTGAGCCAGCAAAGAAAGAAACTCCTAAAGCTGAAGCACCAAAAGCTGAAGTAAAGAAGGATGCCCCTAAGCCAGAGGCAAAGAAAGAAGCCGCTAAGAAGTAATTAGCAGCAATGGGGATGAAGCAATTCATCCCCTCTTTGAAAGATTATATCATGAACTATAATTACCTACGCTATTTTGACACTTTCGCATAATAAGGTAAACAATTACACACTTACCTGCTAAATGAATGGCAGTGTCACGATGATTTTGAATGTTAAATGTTTAAAGGATTTAAGATATGTCACATCCTGAACAAATGAATTTTGTCAATTTTGTGAGAGAAATATTTCCTTCACAATTCAAAGAAAAGAAAGTATTAGAAATCGGTAGTTTAAACATTAATGGTAGTGTTAGATATTTTTTTGATAATTGTCAGTACATCGGCATTGATATAGGACTTGGTCCAGGTGTAGATATTGTTTGTCAAGGACAAGAATATAACGCACCAGACAACACATTTGACACTGTAATAACGTGCGAGTGTTTTGAACACAATCCATTTTGGTGCGAAACATTTCAAAACATGTTAAGGCTATGTAAAGATGATGGATTAATTATCATGACATGCGCAACGACAGGTCGGCCTGAACACGGCACAAAAAGAACTACTCCTAATGATTCTCCGTTAACAATTGCAAAGGGGTGGAATTATTATAGAAACTTGACAAAAGAAGATTTCTATGATAAATTTAATTTAACTGAGCTCTTTTCTAAATTTCAATTCAATACAAATGAACAAAGTAAGGATCTATATTTTTGGGGAGTTAAAAAGATAAGCTGCAATTAAAAAGTAGAGTATGCTATTACATACAAAACAATTAACATACTTATTGTAGGATGAATATGACGGGAAAACTTAATATTCTTTCAACAAAAGACTTTGAAAATAAAATTAAAGAGTTGATGGAGATAAAGTCACCGATTACAATGATTGATGCAATTGTCTTATTCTGTCAACAAAACAATCTAGAAATCGAAACTGCGGCATCTCTCATTTCAAATAAGATGAAAGCGGTAATTGAAAGTGAAGCAATTAAAAGTAAAATGATTATCTCCAAAAACGCAAAGTTACCTATTTAATATGAAAATGGACGCATTTAATGCATATAAAATTTATACCGCGTTAAAGAATCATTTTGTACTTGACAACTATGACTATTTCAAGTACAATAAAAAAATTAAGGTAAGTTATGATACTTTCTTAAATCGTAGAGATAAAATATTTTTTGCAAAATTAGGCAATCAAAAAGATACTTACTTAGAGGATTTTTTGGTATCTAACTTTTTATATGATACAAAAACATGGATAGGTGAACTACTCTCAGATCAGGCAGAAGAGCGATACAAAAATTGGAAGAAAAAACAAGAATCTTTAACATATTATTTCAAAAATGAGATAGAGTTTCTTGCAGACTATAAATCGAATGAATTTAATCAGTACTTTGAAAGTATAAATGGAAATCATCCTCAAATCATTAAGATGTATATGAGAAAAGAAATCAGCATTGAAACTCTTACAATACTTGACTTAATACTAAAATTTATGCACAAAACTGACAAATTCATTCATGATCCAATCTACAAAGAGGTAAGTAAATTATGCAAAAAATACCAGCCCTTCTTAAAGTGCGATCTTCACAAAATGAAAAAAACATTGAAGGAAGTGGTGATGCAGGAGTAAAGGTGAGAAAAAAATCACAAATTTGTATTCTTCTTCAATCAAAAGAGAATCATGATCAACTACATACTATTGTGATGCATCATAACGTAAATAAACAAATCGATATATTTTAATACAAAGGAAATACGATGGCAAATACATTCGCAGAACTTCGCAAATCTCGTGCAAAAGATTTACAAAAATTAACCGAACAAGTCAATAAACTAATTGATAAATCTAATGAAAAAAAATCTTATGAAGACACTCGATTTTGGAAACCAACAGTAGATAAAGCAGGAAATGGTATGGCGGTTATTCGTTTTTTGCCTGCAACCGAAAGTGAAGACATGCCTTGGGTTCAATTGTTTTCTCACTCATTTCAAGGACCTACAGGTCAGTGGTATATTGAGAATTCATTAACTACTCTTAATAAAAAAGATCCTGTTTCCGAACACAACACTATTTTGTGGAACTCAGGCATTGAATCTGATAAAGAAATTGCTCGCAAACAAAAACGTAAACTTCAATATATTTCTAATATCTATATTGTAAAAGACTCTGCAAATTCTGATAATGAAGGTAAAGTATTTCTATTTAAATTTGGTAAGAAAATTTTTGACAAGTTGAACGATTTAATGAATCCAGAATTTGAAGATGAAAAACCTGTAAATCCATTTGATCTATGGGAAGGTGCTAATTTCAAACTCAAGATTCGCAAAGTAGAAGGCTATCAGAATTATGATAAGTCTGAATTTGATTTACCAGCAGCTCTTTCTGAAGATGATAATGAACTTGAGAGAATTTGGAAAGCACAATATAAACTTTCTGAATTTATTAGTGAGAGCAACTTCAAATCTTACAATGAGTTGAAAACAAAACTAAATAAAGTTTTGAATCTAGAAGATGATGTTGTAACTGAAAATTCTTCTGCGCCTGTAATCAAGAAGGCTGAGAAGCCTGCTGAAGTTAAAAAGGCAAAAACTGTAGAAGATAGCCCAATTTGGGATGACGAAGATAATGATCTAAGTTATTTCGAAAAATTGGCTCAAGACTGATTTATTTTTTCTCCTGTTGTACTTTTCAGGCCCCTCTTGTAAGGGGCCTTTTTTATCGCATTGCTAAAGAATATGCTCTTAATGATGCGCGTTCAGTATTGCGTAGAATTGGATGAAAGTCTCTAACTTTGTCATCTTGCATCACAAATGTTGTAATTGGTGATGAGACTTGTCGTACTGAATTATCTACAACGGTGTTGACGTTTGTATTTCTACCATCAGCACCATTA